TGTTAGAATGATGTATGACGATAGTGGAACATTTCAAGTTGGTAATGCAGACGATTATCAAGGCACAAACTATGAAATCAACCTACGAATTGATGTAAACTCCCGAATCTCACTAAGTAATAATGATAGTGGTACATCTAATACAGTCTTTGGAAAGTTGGCTGGTGATGACTTAGCTAGTGGTGGAAATTACAATAGTCTTTTCGGAGAAAATGCTGGTCATGCAGTAACAACTGGAGATAATAATACAGCAATAGGTTATAATTCATTAGATGCTGGTACGGATGCCCACGATAATACAGCTATAGGTTTTGCTTCGTTAGGTAGTGCTGTTAGTGTAGGATATGCAGTTGCTATAGGAAATGAATCTATGAATAATGGCAATGTTACTTCTGATGCTGATGGAGCAGTTGGAATAGGTTATAAGGCTCTTTATGCCTTGACTTCAGGTGCTTCTAATACCGCAGTTGGATACCAAGCTGGGAATGATATTACAATCGGTTCAAATAATACAATATTAGGTTATCAAGCTGGTGCAACTGGAACTCACGATATTACTGGAGGTTCTAACAATACTCTAATTGGGATGCAATCCAAAACAAGTAACGCTAACGCTAGTAATCAAACAGTAATAGGTAAAGGTGCAAGTGGTGTAGCAGATAACTCAGTAACTCTAGGTAATAGTTCAGTAACTAAACTTTATATAGGAGCGGGAGGCACAGAACAATCTATTGTATTTAGAGATAGTGCAGACCAAGGTCAAATAGTCTACAGTCATAGTAATGAACAATTTCAATTCAAAGTTGGTGGAGATAGCATTAAGGCAAGGATTAGGTCAGGTGGTGATTTATATCTTGATGGTGGTCAAATTACTTTTCCAGCTAGTCAGGTTGCAAGTTCAGATGCCAATACTTTAGATGATTACGAAGAAGGAGACTGGACACCAGTAATTACTTTTGGAGGAAATTCTAACAATATTGCTTATGGTACTCAAGCTGGTAAATATACTAAAGTTGGGAGAGTTATTCATTGTACTTGTGAAATTATTTTAACAAACAAAGGTGACTCAACTGGACAGGCTAAAATTGGAGGACTTCCTTTTACTATTAGCAATACAGATGGGGCAGAAGGAGCAGTTTCATTATTAGTTGGAAATATTACTTTTGCAGATTATCCTCAAGGTTATCTTGCAAAAAATACTCAAACAATAGAATTAAGTGAAGTAACTAATGCTGGTGGGGTTACAGATTTAAGTAATGCAGACTTTGCAAACAACTCATATATAAGAGTTGCTTTTTCTTTTATAAATTAATTGGATAATTAATAAGGAATAATAAAATGGCTTTAACAAAAGAAACAACAGAAGATTATGAAGTTCGTGGCGAGTTTAAAACAATTCAAAAACGAACAAGAACTGCAATAATGGAAGATGGTGTAGAAATCTCATACAAGTATAACAGAACATCGTTTATGTGCGATGCTGATGTAAGTGCAGAGTCCGATGAATTAAAGGCACTAGCTGGTGCTTTATGGACTGATGCAGTAAAGAAAGCATACGAAGATAGTAAAGTTTAATTAACAAGGAGTCAATAATGGCAAAAAAAGAAAAGAAGCCAGTCTTGAACCTAGATGATAAAGAATATATCATTGAGGATATGACTGATGAGCAAAAGATGATGGTGAATCATATTAACGACATTCAGAACAAACAGAACAACAATCAGTTTATGGCTGACCAGTTATCTGTTGGTAAAGAAGCGTTTATCAATATGCTTAGACAATCACTTAACGATGAAGTCGTAGAGGCTGAAGTAGAGTAATGATTGTTCGTCAATGTGCCTATGATCACGATGTAGTTATTCATAAGAATACTAAACCTAACATGATCAAATCTATTAAGAAAGCAGATGGAACGATAACATCTATTACTTATCCTAACTCTAAAGATTACTTCCTCTGTGTAGATGGAGTTATAGTAAAGAAAAGTGATTCGTTCAAAACTATTGAAGATGCTTATATAGATGAATGTGCTAAAAGACATTCAGATGGTCATGGGCGTATTGACATTGTAAACCATAAACTATTAAACAATAAGGTGACAGATAGATGAAAAATCCTTTGACTAAATTAGTATCGTGGCAATTAAAAACAGGACAGCTAGATGGTTGGACTGCCTATCATATTGGAGCAGGAGCTTTTTTCTGCAAAATATTCCAATGGATGGATTGGAGTGCTTTTTGGTGTGTAATGGGAGTATTTATTATTGGTGTTTTATGGGAAATCTTTGAAGTCTATATCGAAGGTACACATGAAACCTATGGGACTAAAAAAAGATGGGCTTATAATACGGCATCTGATCTTATTGTAGAAACTACTATGGCACTATGGATGGTAATATGAATAAAGTAATTAAGAAATTAAAAAATGGAGACTTTGAAGTTGTTAGTACAAGTTATAATGTTACTGTCATCTACTCTTATGCTGAGTAGTTGCACAAGTGGTTGGTCAGTTGGTAGTTTTGAGTTGAGTCCAGAAGATTCGATGTATACATTTTTAGAAGTTATGGATCAGGATTCCACATCTCACTTCTATGCAGATAGGGTGAGAATTAATTCAGATAATTGGTGTTTTACGCATAATCAATGGGAATCTGTCAGGGAACATGAGTGAAGATGTCAAAACAGCTAGGAGCTATCGAGGTGGGATTGTGGATGATAATGCTGTTGTCAGTATTAACCTCAAGTGGTTTGGGCAAATTCTTGTTCTTGTTGGCACTCTCGTCTATGGTTACTATAGGATTGAGACTAGACTGGGAACACTTGAAACAAACTTTGCTAATGCAGATGAACGCATTGGGGATTTACTTGATAAACACATCGTGGAAGAAAGGACTGAGAGAGAAGAGCTTGCAGAAAAAGTAGCTTGGTACGAAAAGAATATTAATCCTTTAAGCTGGGGTAAGAGGAGGAAGAAATAATGGACTTTATGGCAGTCTATGCAGAAGCAGGAATGATAGGCATTGTGGGGGTTATGTTTGTCTATCTAGTAATATCGCTATCACAGAAATCAACAAAACAGCAGGAAACGCTAGAAAGCCTAAAGATAGAAAACAAAGGTCAGTCAGAGACTTTGCAAAACATGGAAAGCATCCTAATAAAACTTGTTGATAGATGGAATAAATCAGACGATACAAGGGATAGGCGTAATGAAGATTTATTAAAAGAAGTAAATGACATGAGTGATAAAATTAGCTACCTATCTGGTAGAATAAATGGGAGTGGTCGTGGATAGTTTAAAAGTATCAACAGGGAGTTTCGGTAGCATGGCTATTGTATTTATGGATTTACTGCCATACATATTAGGTATTGTAATTGCTGTAATGAATATTATTTACTTATATTATAAAATCAAAAAGACAAAGGAGTCGTAATGGACTTTAAGAAAATGATGCTTGATCTTGCAGAAGCACAAGCAGAGAAGATGAAAGAGGATGCAATGAGTCATATTGAATCAGATGATTTTGCATCTATGTTAGCAACTAAACTAAATGAAAAAATAAATATTCCTTTTGTATCAGAAGATAAAGAGCAAATATTATTTGAAAAAGTAATGGATGTTGTTACTGATGTAATGGGTGGATACTTCAAAGGCAAATAGTGCCTAAGAAAAAAGACCCAAGATTATCAAGGTTTGGACTAAAGGGGTACAATAAACCGAAGCGTACCCCTAGCCATCCAAAGAAGTCTCATGTTGTACTTGCACGATCTGGGGGTAAAACCAAACTAATTAGATTTGGACAGCAGGGAGCGAAGACGGCAGGTAAACCTAAGAAGGGTGAGTCTGCTAGAATGAAAGCAAAGAGGAAGAGTTTTAAGGCAAGGCATCGTAAGAATATAGCTAGAGGCAAACTCTCAGGAAGTTATTGGGCGAATAAGGTTAAGTGGTAATGGCTAAAACTGCTACAAAAACAAAACCAGCGTTATGGAAAAGGATTGTCTCTTCTGTTAAATCTGGCAGTAAAGGTGGTAGGAGAGGTCAATGGTCTGCTCGTAAAGCCCAAATAGCCACAGCAAGGTACAAAAAAGCTGGAGGAGGTTATAAAGGCAGGAAGTCTACAAAGAACTCTTTATCTAAGTGGACTAAGCAGAAATGGGGTTATGTAACCAAAGGAGATGCTAAGAAACCAAGAAGGAAACGAGGTAGATATTTACCAGAGAAGGTGAGAAAAAAACTTACCCCTAGTCAAAAAGCGTATACGAATAAGAAGAAAAGAAAGGCTACTGCTAAAGGTAAGCAGAGAGCAAAATACACTAAAAAAACAGCAAAGAAAGTAAGGAGAGCATAATGCCAAAAGGAAAAGGATATGGCTTTGGTAAGCCAAAATCAAAAAAGAAGAGAAAAGTAATTAAGGGCAAGAAGAAGAAGTAATGTATAAGTTTGGGAAAAGAAGTCGTGCAAGATTGAAAGGTGTAGATTCAAGGTTAGTCAATGTACTAAATGAATTAATCAAAGTCATGGATGTTACGATTATTGAAGGAGTTAGGTCAGCCGAAACTCAAAACAAATATTTTAAAGATGGAAAGAGTAAGCTTGATGGTATCAATAAAAAGAGTAATCATCAGCTAGGTAAAGCAGTAGACTTAGCTCCTTACCCAATTAACTGGGAAGAGAGTAATAGGTTTTATTACATGGGTGGCATGGTTAGAGGGATTGCCAAACAACTCAATCTAAAGATTCGATGGGGTGGAGATTGGGATAGTGATGGTGAGACTAAAGACCAAACATTTATGGACTTAGTTCACATAGAAATATTAGATTAAATTGTTAGGCGACTAACAATTACTATTGCATAAGAAAGGTTTGAGTTATAAATTAGGAGAGATATGGCTTACTGCACAAACAGAGATTTAAAAGATATATACCCTTCCATAGACGAGTTTGATACAAAGACTCCTATATACGGATGGGTAGTAGACTCTAGTAATAGATACAAAGCACACAATGTTGGTTTAGTTACTCAGTTATTCGCTAATGGAGAGAATTTAGGTAATGCTCAATCTGCATATACTGATGTCGATGCTAATGGTGAATGGTTCTATGATGATACCAACGATGTAGTTTATTACAATAATAGTGCTACTAACCCTAATGATATGTTAATGGAATCTGGAGATGATTGGGATTCCACAAGAACTCGTTACATCTCTAATGCTAGTAAGTATTTAGATTCAAGATTAGATGGCAAACTGCCTAGAGAACAATTCAAAGACCAAGATGGTAACTACGACTATATCATAGTCAGGACTACAGCTTTATTAGCTTGTAGTTTTTTAATTCGTGCATCTCAACCCACATCTGAAATATCAGATGCTTTATTTGAAGAGTCAGAAAAGAACATACTATCGTTGAATGAAGGAAGTACGAAACTATCTTGGCAAGTAACTGGTGATTCAGCTAAAGGAGTAATCAGAGAAGTATCTGTAAGTGGAAGTATCCGTATTGTAGACACAAGAGGAGAATACCATGATATTTATGATCGTATTGGAGTTAAGATTACAACAGCAGGAGCTTTAGGAACCGCTAAATACTCTGTATGGTTAAAAGATGGAGATAACCTTGGTGCTGAAAGAATGAATAATAGCGAAGATGCAGACTATGTAGATACTGTTAATGGGCAGTATCAAACATTAGCTAGTGGAGTTGATA